CTAATTTAGGGGCTTTTCTTTATTAAATTAAGTTATATGAACAAATTAGTAGAAATAGGAAAAGCATGGATAGCAGCAGCTAACCCAACTCCTGAACAAAAATTAATAGCAGAACATCGTTTATCAGTATGTGATGGTTGTGAACACAAAACCCATCATGATGTGATGAATTTTTGGTTTTGTAATGCTTGTGGGTGTCCTTTAAATAAAAAGGTATTTAGCCCTGTAGAAAAAAGTTGTCCAAAAAATAAATGGGAAAAATAATTATGAATAAAATTACAGAACAAGAAATGGCTGAACTTAATCAGCTTCGTGAACAATATTCAAACACAATGTTTGAAATTGGTCAATTACAATATAATAAAAATGAATTAGAAAATCAATTAAAACTAATTGACCAGGAATTAACAGGATTATATTCTGATATTAAATCTTCAGAAACTCGCCAAGATGGGTTTTTAAATTCAATCCGTGAAAAATATGGTGAAGGTACACTAGATACCCAAACAGGTGAGGTTTTACCACAGTCTTAAGCGGTTACGTATTTCTCTGAATATTTATTATCGAATAATTTAAATCAAAAAATAACTAAAAATACTATGGCAGAAAGAATTATCTCTCCAGGAGTTTTCTCTCGCGAAAACGACAAGAGTTTAGTACAAAGAGGTATCCCAGAAATTGGTGCTGCTATTGTTGGTCCTACAGTTAAAGGTAATCCTTTATCACCAACAGTTGTAACATCTTATAGTGAATATTTATCAATTTTTGGTGATGTATTTAAAAGTGGAAGCAACTTATATGAATATTTTACTTCATTAACTGCTAAAGAATATTTCAACAATGGGGGTAAATCATTATTAGTAACTAAAATCATTAGTGGATCTTCTACAGTAAATAACTCCACATATGCAAGTTCATCAATCTCAGCATCAGTAAGTGCAACTCCATCTTTTGTTTTAGAAGCTACCCAGTGGGGTGACATCGCAAACAATACAGGTGGTACTGAAGTTTCAGGAGCATTAGTTTCTGGTTCTTCAGAAAACGTACGTTGGGAAGTAACTAATGTTAACAATACAAAGGGCACATTTACATTGTTGGTTCGTAGTGGTAATGACAATGCAAATAACAAAAACGTTTTAGAAACATTTAGTAACCTATCATTAGACCCAGCTCAACCAAATTATATCTCACGTGTTGTAGGTAATACAAAACCAGTATATAATTCAACAAAAGGTTTAGTTGAAATTTTAGGTGACTTTATTGGTGGTTCTTCATTCATTCGTGTTAAATCTGTAAATAATACTATTGATTCAATTGACAATTTAGGTAATTATAAAGCAACAACATTTAGTGGCTCATTACCAGCTGCCACAAGTGGCTCATTTAGTGGTGGTATTGCAGCAACTAATAGAACAGGTTCATTTTTTGAAACAATGGCATCTGGATCTGGTGAATGTCAAGGATTTACTTCCGCTGATTACACATCTGCTTTAACTTTATTATCAAATAAAGACGAGTATAGCTTTAATTTATTATTAGTTCCTGGTGTAACATTAGGTGATGGTCCTTTAAGTTCATTAGCTGATGATGTAGTTGCTGTATGTGAAGGAAGAGGTGATTCAATGGCAATTATCGATACTACAGCATATGGTTCTACAGTATCACAAGCTGTTACTGCTGCAACCACAATTGGTTCAAGTTATGGGGCTGCATATTATCCTTGGGTACAAGTATTTAGTAATAACTTAGGTAAGGCTGTATGGTGCCCTCCATCTGTAGTAATGGGTGGTGTATTCGCATTCAACGATCAAGTAGGTGCTGAATGGTTTGCTCCCGCAGGTTTAAGCCGTGGTGGAATTCAATCAGTATTAAGAGCTGAAAGAAGATTATCTCAAGATGATCGTGATACTTTATATGATGCAAATGTTAATCCATTAGCTTCATTCCCAGGAGAAGGTGTTGTAGCGTTTGGTCAAAAGACATTACAAAAGAAAGCAACAGCATTAGATAGAATTAACGTTCGTCGTTTGTTGATTACCTTGAAAAATTTCTTAGGTCAAGTAGGTCGCTCATTAGTATTTGAACAAAATACAGCAACAACAAGAAACAGATTCTTATCAGTAGCTGAACCATATTTAGAATCAGTAGTACAACGCCAAGGTTTATATGCCTTTAAAATAGTAATGGATGATTCAAACAATACATCAGATGTTATTGATAGAAATCAATTAGTTGGTCAAATTTATTTACAACCAAGTAAAACTGCTGAATTTATAGTGTTAGACTTTACAGTACTACCTACAGGAGCAGCATTCCCAGGATAATATAAGTGGGGTTCCGTAAGGAGCCCTACTTATTAATATTTATTAATAGACAGAAAATATAACAATAACATGCCAAGAATTTTAGACACTAACGAAATATTGTTCACAGCCTTTGAACCAAAGGTTCAAAACAGATTTATCTGTGAAGTTAACGGTATTCCCGCTTATTTAGTTAAAAAGGCATCTTCACCATCTTTTGATGCTGGAGAAATCGTATTAGATCATATTAACATTTATCGTAAAGTTAAAGGTAAAGTTAAATGGAATGATATGACTTTAGAACTTTATGACCCAATCACCCCAAGTGGTGCACAAGCAGTAATGGAATGGGCCCGTTTAGCACATGAATCAGTAACAGGCCGTGATGGTTACTCTGATTTTTATAAGAAAGACTTAACATTATCAGTATTAGGCCCAGTAGGTGATGTAGTAAGCGAATGGAAAATCAAAGGAGCTTATGCAAAATCAGCAAACTTTGGTGATATGGATTGGAGCTCAGAAGCACCATTAAATATCTCATTAACAATTGCTATGGATTACTGTGTATTGAATTTTTAATTCCCCTTTATATTTCTTTTTTTTAGAGGCGTCTGCTTTGCAGACGCTTTCTTTTTCTATATATTTATATACGAACAAAATAAAAATGTTATATGAGCGAATTAAAGCTACCTACCGAAATGGTTTCGTTGCCTTCAAAAGGTTTACTATACCCAGCAGAATCACCATTATCTAAAGGTGAAATTGAAATGAAATATATGTCTGCAAAAGAAGAAGACATATTAACCAACCAAAACTATATCAAAAACGGAACTGTAATTGATAAATTACTACAGTCGTTAATAGTAACACCTATCAATTTTGATGAATTGTTAGTAGCAGATAAAGATGCAATATTAATTGCAGCTCGTATTCTGGGTTATGGTAAAGATTACCCAGTAAGTTTTATAGATCCTGTATCAAGAAAACAACGCGAAGATACTGTAGATTTATCTCTTTTAGAAGAAAAAGAAATTAATGAAGATTTATTAAGCAAGGGTATGAATGAATTTGCTTATAAATTACCTTTTACAGATAATAATATTACCTTTAAGTTATTAACTCACGGTGATGAAAAGAAAATTGAAGCTGAAATTAAAGGTTTATTAAAAGTAAATCCACAAGGATCATATGAAGCAACAACCCGATTAAAATATATTATTACATCAATTAATGGTAAACGTGATGTTGCTGATATTAGACAATTTGTTGATGGTGGGTTTTTATTAGCTAAAGATGCTAGAGCTTTAAGAGAATATTATTCTCAAGTCCAACCAGGAATTGAACTTAAGTTCTACCCAGAGGGTGTTGAGGAGGGCATACCATTTATAATTGGTCTTAACTTTTTTTGGCCTGACCTCGGAGCATAGATTTTCTACATTCAAACAAATCCATGAGATAGTATTTCATGGAAGGGGTGGATATGATTGGTATACTGTGTATACTTTACCTAATTGGTTAAGACGATATACATTCCATGAATTAAAAAAATACTATGACGAAGAAAATAAAGCAACAGAAGACGCACAACGGGCCGCAGAAAACGCAAAAAATGGTAAAACTGCATCTCCCAATATTATAACTCCACCTGATTTTACATCTAAGAGAGGCGCCTAAAAATAGGCGCTTCTTATATTTATACGATGTAATAATATAACACAAATGGCAGCAGCATTATCACAAACGGAAGTAAATCAACTTAGGGAACTCTTAAAAGGAAATGTGGACTACCTTGGTAATGTTCCTTTTGAAGATTTTATCCAAAATGCAAGTATAGCTAGAGCTGCTTTAAGAGACTTGCAACAAGATTCTCGTGATTTAAGTTCACAATTTAGAGATTTAGCATCTATATTTGGTGAGTCTGTAAATGAAATGAAGCAAGGAAAATTTTTCACTGCTGAAATTAACAAAAATTACAGAGCTATGCGTAGCATAGCCTTGCAATTTAGAGATGAATTAGATGGTATTAATGACTTAAGTTCAATTGAAGCTAAAAAATTAGTAGATAAAACTAAAAGCCATATTAAAAATTTAGAATTATTATCTAAACAAGCCGGAGCATCAGATGAAATTAAAAATAGAATAGCAGAAGAAATTAAATTTGCTGAAGAATTACTTGAAATTGAAGAAAAAAGAGTTAAAGAATTAAAAGAAGTTGAAAAAAGATTAGGTTTATCTGGAAAATTAATAAAAGGATTAGGAAGTTTACCAGGCATAGGTAAATTTATAGATGCAGGTCAGATAGAAAAGGATATGATGAATGCCGCTAAGGCAGGATCTGGAAAATTAGGCACTTTAGCAGTAGCTGCTAAAGGTATAGGTAAACAAGTAGCAGCAGGTCTAGCAGACCCACTTACCCTTGTTATTGGTATATTCAATGCTGCCAACAAAGCAGATATCCAGGCTACAGAATTAGCTAAATCACTATCATTAACCAAAGATCAAGCATTTGGTGTTAGAGAGCAATTTGCAGGTTTTAGTAGAGAAATAGGAGATACAGCAATTACAACTGATAAGTTGTATGAAGCTTTTGGTAAATTAAGTAAACAATTAGGATTTAACGTTCCTCGTTCTAAAGAATTACTTGCTGAATTTACTAAATTAACAACCAAAATGGGGGTTAATGAAGAATCAGCTGCAGGTTTATCAAAACTAACTCTTGCAACAGGTAAAAATGCTAGAGCAGTAACAACAGAAGCTTTAGAAACAGCCCAAGCTTTACAAGCTCAAAGTGGTATTCAACTAGATAATAGAGAAATATTAAATGATACTGGTAAGGTATCAGGTCAATTATTAGCTAATTTTAAAGGTAATCCAAAAGCAATAGCTGAAGCAGTAACCCAAACAAAATTATTAGGAACTACTTTAGAACAAACTAAAGCTCAAGCAGAATCTCTTCTTAATTTTGAAACATCTATTGAAAACGAATTAAAAGCAGAATTATTAACTGGAAGAGAATTAAATCTTGAAAATGCTAGAATGGCTGCTTTAAAGGGAGACCAAGCATCTGTAGCTAAAGAATTAGCTAACCAAGCTATGGACTTTAATGCATTCTCAGAATTAAATGTGATTCAACAAAAAGCCTTAGCAGAAGGTTTAGGAACATCAGCAGACGCTTTATCTGATCAGTTGCTTAAACAACAAATGATGGGTAAGTCAAGAGCTGAAGTTGTTGCTATTGGTGGTGAAGAAGCAGCTCAAAGGTTAGAACAACTAGCAGCACAAGATAAATTTAATAATGCTGTTGAAAAATTAAAAGATTTATTAGGTAATTTAGTAGCAGGTCCTTTAGGACAAATGTTAGATGTTTTTGGAAATATTATTGGGATGGTATCAAGTGTTATGGCTCCTTTCATGTGGCTGTATGATATGACTTCTAAAATTTCATTTTTATTGGGAGGGTGGATGGATAAATTAGGTGCTTTTGGAAAAGTATTAAAAGGTATTACAGGTATAGCAATTATTATGGCAGCCTATAAAGCCTATGCCTCATTATCAACGATCCCAGTTGTTGGAGTAGGTTTAGGAGCAGCAGCTGCAGCAGCTATTACAGCAGCCGGTTTTGGTTTATTAAATTCTCAGAAAGCCGATGATATGGTTGGTTATGGTGCTCGCACATTAATAACCCCACAAGGAAGTGTAGCATTGAATAATAATGATACAGTAATTGCTGGTACTAATTTATTTAGAGGTGATGATGTAATTTCATACCCTAAAAATGCATTATCGTTAGGTGGGGGTAAACAAGATAATACCGAAACAAACAATCTATTAAAACAACTTATTGGAACAACTAAAGAAAACAATACAAAACCAGGTGTAGTTAATATGGATGGTAAGGTAGTAGGTTCAACATTAGTACAAGGTTCATATAAGCTAGCATAATTAAATATTTATACACAGTACAAATTAAAAAATTATAAACCATGTCAATTAAAGATCAAGCCACAAAAAGCGGTTTAAGCTTAGACGGAACTAGAGGATTCAGTAAGCGTGAATTTGGGTATGTAGCACCAGGAGAACCAGTAATTCCTTATGCACCCACAAATAAATTACACAACACTTATTCAATCTATACCACCCCTACTATTAAAGTAGTAGACTTTAACGGATCAATACCCGTTAGACCAGAATCTACATTAGATGAATTGGATTTAAAAGCTCCAAAGAATTTACAAGCTGGTAAAGATGGATCTGTAGTATCTAAAATCTATAAATCATCAAAAGGTAACAATTACAAAGATTTAGGTCCAACAGACGGTCGTTACTAATAAATTAAAATCAAGGGATGCCTTTAATTAACAAATTAAATGATACCAAACTACGTAGTCTTTCATATGGTGATAATAAACCATATATTACTACTGACGTGGTTACTGGTAAATTAGATACTGGGAAAGTCCCCTTAGTGGATACTGCCTTAAATCTAATTCCAAATCAAGTTAAAATTCTAGGTAAGACCATTAATATTGGAAATACTGGTGTGATATCTGGAGTTAAAGCAGGTATTATTGATGCATCACGTATAGGTAATTTCTTATTAGATTTAAAAACTGGTCCTCAATTTACTATTAAACAAATAGCATTACAAAGATCAAATGTTGTTCCTAATGGAGGTAATAGTGTTTTATTTAGAAACCCACTTGCTGGTGCAACTTCACTTTTTGGAAAATTAGGTAGAGGAATATTTAATCTTATTAATAAAATTGCACCCTATCCTGGACAATTATACTCTCCAACAAATACGTTGGTTCAGGTAGCTCTTCAAAGTGGAGGTTTACATATTCAAAGAGCAGCAGCATTTCCATTACTTCAAATTCCAAAATACGAAAAATTCTTTGGTAATGCTGGAAGTACAGCAGCTGATACTAACAGTAATGTTCTTAGACTACATGAAAAACAACCTGTACGTGCTAATAAAGTTTTAACAAAATTCCAAGGTATAATAAATTCAATTCCTATTCTTAATAGAGCAATCCCTTTACCATCCATAGGGAATGAAGTTTTATACAGCTACCATGGAGGCCCAGAATCATTAGCTGGTTTAGGAATAACTAGAATTACTAGAGGTGAAATTAGACCAGGTATTTACACAATCAATGACTCTATTAATGCTTCTCATTCAGCATTTAAAAATACATGGGATTTATATTCTGAAGCAGATGCTATTAAGAATTCATTAGGGGGAAAATTAGCTGATGGTGAGAAAGATAAATATATTAAAACTTCTAAGTTTAGTTCACTTGTAAACAATCCAAGAGTACCATTTACTTTATTCAATTCTTCCCTTAATAATACTAGAGCTACAGATCCTGCTATTTATAATTCTACTATTAGTGAATTAAAGTATAAAAACTATTTAGGAGATGTAGTTACTATTAAAGCAAATGATAATAAAATAGCTAACGCCTCTAGAGAAATAAGAATAGGTAGTGGTAGAAAAGATTCAATCAATTTAACACCACTATTCACTGGCTCAACATCGGCAAATAATTCACTAGTTAAGATTGGAAATAAACATTACAACATACGTGATTTAATTAAATTTAGAATTGAGTCTATTGATAATGCTACTAGTGCTAGTACATTTATGGTATTTAGATCATATTTAACTAGTTTCAATGATAGTATAACATCCGATTGGAATAATTTTAAATATGTTGGTAGAGGTGAAAATTTATACACATATTCTGGATTTGGACGCAGTGTAACTATAGGGTTCAAAGTAGCTGCATTATCTGATATGGAAATGCAACCAATGTATCAAAAACTAAACTATCTAGCATCATCTATGATGCCAGATTATACTGGTGGTTTTATGAAAGGTAATTTTTTTAAAATGACTGTAGGTAATTATTTCTATAGACAAATAGGAATTATAACAAACCTTTCATATAAAATTTCAAATGATACTCCTTGGGAAATTGCAATAGATGAACCAGAAGGAGGAACAGCTGCAGAAAAAAAATTATATGAATTGCCTCATATTATTGATGTTGATTTAACATTTATTCCTATTGGTTTACAAAACAATGGTGATAATAAGATACCTGAAAAGGGCGTAAATTCACCTGTTATATTACAAGGTGATACTAATCCTTGGGTTAATGGTGCTATAATTGAAGGAGGACAGGGGGTTAGATTTGCCGATTATGGAGCTAATTTTATAGGCAGTGATGTTGAAAGAAAACTTCCAAAAAATCTCCCTATAATACCAATAGAAAAAAGACAAGTAGATATTTCTGCAATAAAAATATTAGATCCTGCAAGAATGACTCCTTTAAATCTCCAAACCCCACCACCACCTCCACCTTCCCCATAAAAGGTATAATAAAAGATAATAGACCTGTATGAGATACGAACAAAACACTATATTAGCAGAAAAATTTACAAATAAAACTTATTACAAAAATAAGTTATATCCTAATATTCCTATTAGTAGTGAAGATATCTTTGTTATTACAACAACAGGAGATAGACTAGATTTATTAGCATACACATACTATAAAAATCCAGAATACTGGTGGATTATATCTATGGCTAATAATAATGTAACTAAAGGTTCTATGTTCCCCCAACCAGGAACTCAATTAAGAATTCCTTTGAATGTCAACGAAGTTTTACGTACATTTAACGAATTAAACAACTAGAAATGTTATGTCTATATTTAAAGAATCGTTTCCTGACTATATACAAAAACAGATTGGAACTCGCCAAAAATTAATTTCTGGTGATATTCGAAATACTGCTGTTAAACATTTAAACTCAAGATCATCTTGGGTAAGAATGAGTTCTAGTGTAAATGTTAATGGCTTACCAGATTTAGCTAAAAACAATGTGTTGTTTAATGGTGTTTCTTCAAATACAGGAGCAGGCCAATACCAAATGAACAAAGGTTTTGGCAATAGTAATGGTACTTACAAAAAAGGACCGTTAGGGTTTAGACCTATGCCTGGTATTGACAACATTTCTGTTAAAAATAAAGGCGCTTACGGTTCATTACGAGAAGTAGTTGTAAATTTCAAATGTTGGGATATTAACCAATTAGAAGATCTAGAAGTACTATATATGAGACCAGGATACACACTTCTTATAGAATGGGGTTGGTCAAATTATTTAGTAGAAGATAAGAATGGAGTTGGTCAATTAAAACAAATGGATGAGTACTATGATATTTTAAATATCACAACACCAAAAACCATTTTTGAAATTACTAAAGAATTAAGAGCTAAAATT